TTTTGCGTAGTCTACTACGTGGATAAGCAAACCCACAAATATCACATTCAGCCTGTACATTTTTTCCTTTAGCCATCTATTACGGTCCTGGATATGGCGGAAGCCAAGAGGACACAGGTACTGCTGATACTAACGAGGGTACTTGTGGTCTAGGGTCTTTAACAAACCAGTCTTCTGTTACTCTTGCAATTCTATTTTGTGGGTGATTCTTTTGGTCAAACTTACCTTCGTAATCAGCTGTACACACCATCATGCCGTAGCTGTTTTTCTTAAGTGATTTTAGTTCATATCTAAAACCGCAGATGTCGCACAGACCTAATGCTTTAGTTGCTCCCATGTCACTACCTCAGACGAGGCAAGATATACATGCTGGCACGTTCCTTATCCTCTTCCTGCGCTCTTAACAATCTTTCTTCATACTCACCCTTAATCATCTGGATACGACCAGCGTCTACACCAGGACGTTTCATAGACATAAAGTAAGCTGTGCCTGCAGTAAGGCATGGATAAAATCTGCGTGAGATGTCAGCAGTCTGTGAAGACTTAGACACATCTTGGAAATACTTTACAGTCTCAAACTTAATTGCATCTGTGCTATTTTCTGGGATAGGCCACAGATACACTCTTGATTGGTCACGCTCCCTACGTACAGCAAACTGTGTTGGGCGACCTGTCTGTCCTTTACGAGGAACTTTCAGATACTCTTCCATGCTGATGCGTTCTAACTGAAGGTCGATGTCATCTCGATTTACTACAGCTTCCAGAACGTCAATGTTCTCATCGCCTAGTGTGTAAGACGTAACGCTGGTTGTTACTGTTACAGTTGTAGTTCCAACAGTCCACAGCTGGATGCCACGGTTCTGCCAGTCTTGGAGAAGTAGGTTAATTGAACGGCGAGCAGACTTAGGCTCGTTACCAAGCGTAGCTTCCCCGCCAATCATTTCCATGGCTTCTTCAATTACTTCGTCAATATCCATTGAGAAGCTGTATGTACCTGACGTTGCCATCTATGTTCTCCTTAATATAATCTGTTATGTCCCGATTGTTTGCGGTCAGTCTTTAGGTTAGCTGTCTGGCCTGCGCCTCTTGGACTAACAGCACCAGTAGAGTTTCTTTTACGACCACCTACCTTTCTTCCAGGTTTGCTAATCTGTTGACTGACCGCTGACCTACCAATAGCCATTACCACTTAACCTTATCTGCCCAGTATGCTGCAGACGTTTTGCCCTTAGCAATATTGCGACCATGCCGAGCCTTAAAAGATGCACGCTTTTTCTTCATGCGATCAGACTCACCCTTTTTAGGATCACCAGCAGTTTCTGCACCTTGTTGACCAAAGCGAATAGTCTTTACCTTGTCACCACTCTTTGCAACAACAATGTGTGACTTAGTAGGATGACCAGGTGTACGTTTTGCTTTATTAAAGCCTGATACACCTGCACGCTTTAAACGTGGATCTTTTTCTTCCATGAAAGCTTTAAACTTAATCATTACTGTCTACCGTATAATCTGTTCTTGTCCATTTTATCCATAGCTTTAGACACGCCTTTTACTCTTTGACGTGCCTTTACAATACCTTTAGCATCACCCTTAGATGCCTGTCTTGCTGCATCATCAGCTGCTTTACGTACATATTGACCCATCTTAGCATTGGAGATCTCATCAACCGTTTCTTCTTTTTTAGCAACGTAACCTCTACCGATTGATTTACGGAATTGTTTAACACCAACTCTATCAGCCATGTCTTGACCTTTTTCACGCTTGCGAATAGTTTCTTTTTCTTTTGAAATGTCAGGATTACCGCGAACAAGTTTAGCTGTTGCAGTATTACGAGCTTTATCACTTTTCATTTTAGCTTTTTTTCTATAGCTATCCAATGCGCCTGGACGATCTAGAACTTCATCTAGCGATTCTGTATAACCTCTATCACCAGGTTTTTTACCGTGGTTCATAACCTTTTTACCAAGAGGTGTCAGGTTACCTTTCTTGTCATACATCTGGTTGACAAGTTTCTTTTCGGCCGCTGTTAACTCTTCAATTTCGACAGCCTCAGTAGTCTCTTCATTAACGTCATCATTATTTTTCATATAATCACGCACTGAATCGATATAATCTGTAGCTTTAGTAATCTTATTCTGTACCCATTCAGGCATGTTCTCATCGTCTGACAATTGATCGTGTAGTTCTTGAGCAGCGTCGATCATTGTCTTAAGTTGAGTCTTAGCCATATCACCTTCTTTATCATACTCTTCAGGATCTTTGGCTTCATTGGCCTTTTTCATCAAATCAGATAGTTTAGCTAGCTTATCTTTATCAGACTTAGTAATCATTTTTTTCTTTTGTACATCAGGATCTAGATCAGGTGAATAGCCTTCACCCATAGCTTTAGCTCTCTTTGGATTAGCATCAGCATCTTTAGCCCACTTAGACTTCCTCATATCTGAGAATTTAATACCTACTTTACCAGGCTTACGGTCCATAGGCTTACCTTTAAATGGACGATCCTTGACAATGTTAACACCGTCACCATCTTTAGCTTCAGACTTTACAACTTCTTTATCGACCGGAACCATACGAATTCTTGGCTTACCGTCTGGACCAATATATTTTTCTGGTTTTCTATCTGCTGATTTAACTGTCATTTACTTGCCTCTTACTTTCGCTGCCAGATCTTTGTCTGCCTTACCCCATGTGCCTGATGATTTAGTCACAAATGAGTTGACTCTTGCCATACCCCACTGCTCAGGAGTCGTACCAGGTCTATGACCGGTCTTCCAAGCAGCAACACCACGATTATATACCTTACGTAGAACACCTAAAGGCATTCCAGTTTTTTCTGCTTTATTCTTTAGAGCTTGTGTATTCTCATTGAATTGCTTAAACTTAATCATGCCTTTGTCTCTCTATTCTTTTTTAGAACATCTTTAAGGCGTGCACGATCCATCATACGATCATGTTTTCTTGCATCAACATTTTTTTCTCTATCAATTCTTGTTTTAGCCATGTCCATAGCGTCTTGCTCACCAAACATTTTTTTAAATTTTAAAGTATGCTTAGATGGTTTAGTCTTAGCTGTTTTATCACCAGCCGCTGGCTTATACGCTTTAGGATCATCATCAGACATTTTAGCTTGCCGTTTGAACTGACGATCTCTTGAAAGCTTTTGAGCTTTACTTAAACCTTTATGGTATGCCTTGGGCTGAGAACCTGGACGATCTGCGATATCCGAATCCTGTGGGTTCTCTGTTTTTTCACGTTGTGCTGATTTAATTGCATCAGGTGTGGGTGCACCTTTTTCACCTTTCTTTCTCATCTTTTCGCCTCTACGACGTTTAGCATGAATATTGGCCCAAAGACCATTACCTTCTTGCTTTTCACCAGGTGTCATTTTTTTAGCATGTTTAGTAGATGCATCAGTGCCCCACTCATATTTGTATTCTTCATTAAGTGATTCTCTTACGACACCGTCTTCACCAGGGTCATCGTAAGGTGCATTATCCCAATTCATTTTGAGATCTTCTTCAACCTTAGAAATATCAGTTAACCAACAACGGTATCTTTCACCCTTTGATTCAACAATAACATAATTAGTACCGAGATGTTGGATATTACCAACAACATCATTTTTCAGTATTACGACCTCATCACCTTCATCGAATAAGCCATCTTTAACATATGCTTCCCGAAGATCAGAAACAGGTTCTAACTGAACGTGATTGTGGAATTGTTTCTGTTCTTTTAGACCCATACCTTTACGAACAGCATTAAATAAGGCTTTCGAATCTTTGTTAGACATTTGCTTTGGAAGACCTTGAGCAAATGAAGTAAAGTCGTTACCAGTTGCTGCACCACGCTGTTTAGTGGCTGATGCACCCTCTGCTCCTTCAGCATCTGGATCTCTTTGACCTGCTGTTGCCACTTTAATCGATTCAAAATTATAAAAGCCGTGACGTGCTTTTTGACCATTATACTTATTAAGCAATGTATCAAACTCACGTAAACGGTCATCGCCAACAATCATAACAACTTTAGTGAAGCCTTCGTTGTATAGAACAACTGCAGCATCCATTGCATTTTTTACCTTTTTATTTAACATTACAGACCGAGCATGTTTTGGAAACATTTTCCTAACAAACTTAACTTTATCTGTATATGATAGAGGATTCTTTTTTGCGTCAGCAGTCTGTGAGAGATAAACACGATATGGATTTTTACCAGCCTTTGAAGCAAGTTTGTCTAGCAACTTACCATGACCAATAGTAGGCGGGTTCATTCTACCAAAGGTAAAATAAACAGCCTTTTCTTCTTCAACGAGAAACTGACTAAATGAATTAATCATTAACCTTGCCTTCTAGCTAACTCTTTTTTACGAATTGTAGGTAACATCTTTTTAGCAAGACGTGCTACTCTGGGCTTCATCTTATCTAAACGCTTTTCAATTTCCATTTTTCTTGCTGGAGTCAATTCGCTTTTAGATATTCCCTTGGTGAGTTTTTTAGCTAGTGCATTCCGTGCTGCCTTTTGAGCTCTCTTTTTTAAACGAGGAGCATCAGCCATCTTAGCAGCCGCTCTTTTACGGCCCATTTTAAGACGAGTGGCATACTTCTTCATTTGACGTGCACGTGCACGCCTTTGAGCCATACCCAAAGCTTCGTCTGTTTTCGACGGACCATTAGTCGATGAATACTCGGCGTTATTACCACCTGTAGTATCCATCTTACGCTTCTTTGCGTTCTTTGCAAGTTGACCATCACCAGTTTGTGTATAGTCAACAGATAGAAAATCTTTAAAACCTACTGCCATTAGTTTCTTCCCGGTTTGTCCCATCCCTTTAATATATCGGGTGAAAAGTTGTTGTATGAAAATTCCATACGATCAACAATTTTCACTGCATCACCACCAAGTTTATCAATAGCGACATAGCCTTCGGCTCCTGTCACCTTATAACCATTACGTGTTTTTACAAATGTTTTAATTTTGTTTAATTTATTAAGAGTATTTATAAGTTTTAATTTTGCCAAAACTATCACTTTTTGTAAATCAAACATCTTTTTAAGTGATTGTTTGTTTCCCGTAGAGAAAAACTCTAGAATTGCATCTAGTTTTTTCTGCTGTGCAGATTTGCCTTTTTCAGTACTACGCTTATCTATCTCTTTTTGATATCGCTGTTTAATCCAACCAATGAGGCCGGATACATGTCGTCCTGTGTCTCCAATAACTTGTCCTTTTCGTACGAAGGAGTTATTATAGGTTTCAATGAGGCGCGATAGCTCTGGCGAGCTTTCAAGTTTTCTGAGAGTTGTTCCTGAGATTTGGTTAAAGAGTTTACCAGCTTGCGA